CAACTACAGCAGCGACAGCTGCAGGCCCTAACGGTGCATTGACTGGTTCTGTTAATACACTTGATTCAACCTTTGTGATACTTTTAAATGGTTATACTGGCGCTGTGAACGCTATTACAGCGTCGTTTGATCTTGAACAGCCCAATCACTTCTCAAAGAACGCAAATATTAATACAGACCCAACTCAAATCGAAGCAAAGGGTCACTATCTCTACGCATACTACGACATACCTGCATCGCTTGCTGTTGTTACAGGATCTGGAATACTTGACACAATCGCAGCAAGAACTTACACAAATCTTGAAGATGCAGCATTCATAACAACAGGATCGCTATCAAGAGACACAAGTTCATCAACAGTTCCAAACTATGAGAACTTTAGCGATAGATTCACGCACGCAAAATCGCCGTTTGTTGTATCACAAGGATTCGGTGGAACAAAGTATGACTTATTCCGAATCCACATGCTTGGTGACGGTGCTTACAATAATACACGATTTGTTTTCGAGATCAGAAATATTACTCCTGGTCCCGATGATGAGAGTTATGGCACATTTGATCTGCTTCTCTACAAATACCCAGTTGGAGAAACATTTAGTCTTACGCCCGTTGAGGATGTTGATTTCTCAGGTCTAACGCTTGATCCCAACTCTAGCAACTACGTCGCGTTAAGAATCGGCGATCAGAACGCATATTTTGATTTTGATAAAGGTCTTACGTCACAAAAAATTGTCATTGATGGTGACTATCCAATTCTAAATCCTTACATCAGAGTTGAGATGTCTGACACATTTTTGGCAGGTGAAGTTCCTGTCAATGCACTGCCTGTGGGTCACCATGGTTATGGACACCTTGTGACATCTGGAAGCCAGCTTTTAACAAACCTGACTGATACAACACACTTTGCAGCTGGTCAAACAGACGTTCTCAAAAGAGTAATTGAACCACCTATTCCTTTCCGCAGGAATATCTCTAATTCAGGAATTGTTGACTCAACTTTTGCATGGGGCATTCAATTTACAGATGTTCCAAGTGTTACTGATTTTAATTCAACAACAAGCAAGCTGTCATACATTGATAGCCACACGAAGTATTTCCCATCATTTGCACCCTCAAATATGAACTTCTTTGTGGACAACAATCCTGGAGCAGCTACGACAAATGGCAACGTTCTCGATGTCGACCTCTTCAATAATAACTTCTTCTCGTTAGAGAGAATTAAAGTAGTTACTGGATCAACAGCTATCAATAATCGTGCTGACAGCACGCAATGGGCCAACGCAGTTTATGTTAGAAATGGCAACATAGGCATTGATGACACAGCAAAGACACGTGCATTCAGCGTGGACGACCTTCGTGAATCAGGCAATAGACAGTATGCCAAGTTTCTTTTGATCGCCCAGGGTGGATTTGATGGTGTCAACATCTTCAATGCAGATAAGTCAAATTTTGCCAACGACGCTGTAAAGCGCGAAATTGACAATACGTCCGCACAGGGTGGGACAGCAGGCCCAACAGTTGCAGCATACAGAAAAGCAATTGACATTATGGGTAGCAAGGACGACGCTGATATCAGCTTACTGGTTGTCCCAGGCGTTAGACACAGCTCGATCACAGATTACGCAATTTCAGCTGTTGAAAACAGATTTGATTGTCTCTACTTGATGGATATTGAGCAGCGCAACACATTTAATGTTGTTTTGACTGGATCATATGCAGGATCTGAAGTGGATATTTCAAATACGATCAATGCATTTAGTAATAGAGGACTTAACAGCTCATTTGCTGCAGCATACTTCCCAGACATCAACATACCCGTCGGGTCAACGACGCAGCGTGTTCCACCATCTGTTGGCGTTCTTGGCGCCTTTGCTTACAACGACAGAGTCTCATACCCTTGGTTTGCACCTGCAGGCGTGAATAGAGGCGTCATAACGACAGTAGGCTCATCGGCAACACAGATTAAGCAGGGCTCACTTGCTGACGCAATCTACGATGCACACATTAATCCTATCCTTGATATCACATCAAATTCTGATAGGAAGCTGGTGATCTACGGTCAGCGTACACTTCTTGCAAAGGCGTCTTCGCTTGACCGTGTTAACGTTCGTCGCCTTCTCATCGCACTGCGTCGTCAAATTCGTGCAGTATCAAATCAGATCATCTTTGAGCCTAACACAGCGGCAACTCTTGAGAGGTTCAACAGTCTTGTCAATCCCATTCTTGCCTCAATCCGTGCAAAGGGCGGTCTTGACAGATACAAGGTTGTGATCGATTCCACAACCACGACGCAAGCCGACATCGAGAACAATACGATCCGCGGTAAGATCTTCATCCAACCCACCCGCTCCATCGAGTTCATCGCACTCAGCTTTGAGCTCAGCAATGCAGGTGTGACACTCACTTGATAGATAGTTAAAGACAGGAGATATTCCAAAATGGCAGAGACACTCTCAGTCACCGACATGCTTCCCAACAAGTTTGAGCCAAAGCGCCAGCATCGCTGGGTCTTTGCGCTCGAGGGTATTGACTCTTACCTTGTTTCAAAAGCATCGCGCCCCACCTTCACGGGCGCTGACCTACCTATTCCATGGATCAATAGCACACGCTATATTGCTAAGAAGTTCACTTTTGGAACTATCGGCATCACACTTCACGATCCCATTGCACCCTCTGGCGCGCAGCAGGTGATGGAGTGGCTCCGTACTCACCAGGAGATGGTGAGCGGTCGTGCTGGCTACGCAGACTTCTACAAGCGTGATTGCCAGCTCAAGATGCTTGATCCAGTCGGCACTGTTGTTGAACTTTGGGACTTTAAAGGTGCATTCATCACTTCTGCCAACTACAACGGCGTTGATTACGGATCTGATGACGTTATGAAGATTGATCTGACGCTTCGATTTGACAACTGCGTTCTCCAGTTCTGATTTTTACTATTTAACAATGAGATCTCCCGCCTATACTTTAGGTGGGAGATTTTACTTTGGCACGCAAGAACGAGATCTTTAATGCAAGCAAGCAAGCAGCACCTGCTACGACGCCCGTCGAAGGTGTGATGCGTCAAGATCCAATGAAGGAGTTTGGTTGGGAAGTTCCCTATGAACTTGCACCCCTTCCTTCACGAGGTCTTGTTTATGACAAGAGTACAGCTCTTCATGGGAAGGAAGTCGTAAGCATCAAAGCTATGACTGCAAGAGAGGAAGACATTCTCATGTCTCGAGCATTCTCTAAGACGGGCTCAACTGTGACTGAACTTCTCAAATCTTGCATAGCTGATAGGTCAATAGACACAAGCCAGCTCCTATCAGGAGATAGGCAGTCAATTCTTGTTGCAATCCGCATCACAGGTTACGGCTCAACATACGATGCTGATGTTATCTGCCCAGCTTGCGTGTCACGCGTCAAGAATACATTTGATCTGTCGTCACTCACAGTCCGTCCGCTTGAGATCCAGCCCAGCGTCCCAGGTATAAACGAATTTGAGTTCACGCTTCCTGTGTCAAAGAAGCGCGTCACATTCAAGTTTTTAACAGGACGCGACGAAGAAGAACTTAACACAATCGTCGAGCGTCGAAAGAAGCTTTTTGGTGAGACATCTGAAAATCCGATCACCACCCGCTTGACTCACCAGATCGTCTCAATTGATGGTGTTGAAGATAAGAATAAGATCGCCACATTCGTCAGCAATATGCCTGCTGGAGACAGTAGAGCACTTCGGACTTATATTGAGAAGAATGAACCTGGTCTTGACATGAATGTTTCAATGACTTGCTCAAGCTGCGGTGCAGATAGTGAGGTGGGCCTACCGATCGGCGCCTCCTTTTTTTGGCCTAGGTAGCGAATACCGCGAGCGTCTTCTGGAAGAGATCTTTATTCTCAACCAGAAGATGAACATGTCCTATCACGACGCCATGCAGCTACCTGTTAGATACAGGTTGTGGTTTATTGAGCGTCTGATAAAAGCAAATACGCCTAAGTCTGACAATATGATGGACGACATGGACACGCCCCTCAAGAAGTCTCTGCAAATAAATACTTAGATCAAAGAGCGTGAGTTGTTATGGCAGATCCAGCAGTTGAAAGTGCGCAAAAACGTCTAGAGATCGAAGAATCAATCGCCCGCGTCATGGCCAAAGAAGGCCAGATCATGGTGGAGAACGAGAAGCTTAGAGCCGCGCAGGCTGCTGGAAATGCAAGCGAAGTTAGTCGTATATCAGGTGGTATTAAAGACATCACAGACTCAATTAAAGAGCTTAGGGAGTCAACAGGTATTACGACATCAAGGACGTCAGCACTGAATAATGCACTCTCAAAAACGTCTGATGTCTCGAGCACAACCAGAACATCAGTCGGTGGTCTGTCAGACGCTGCATCAGGGCTGTCGTCTGCAGCAACTTTTGCAACTGATAAACTTGTTGAGATGCGTGAAGAGCTCCAAAAGATATCAGAAAATCGCTATCAGTTCGTGACTAACATCGCATCAGCGATCGGCGGTTCATCTAGGCTGTACGCTGCGACGATTAGAGACGTCAAAAGCTTTAGCGAAGAGATGGGGAACTATAATCCTGGCGAAAAGCTTCTTGAAAGGACAGCCGACTACTATAAAGAAATGGGGATGCTCAGCGAAGCTGTAGTGGGTGTCAACAGCGACCTACTCGCAGGTTACGAAGGTGTCAACAAGAAGCAGGTTGAATTCATCGCAAACATCGGCGCGGGCGGAGATGCATTTAAGAAAGCGCAGTATGCTGCCAGAGAGTTCTACGGTCTAGCGTCTGGTTTCAGAAAAGACAGCGAAAATGGTCCAATAGTTGCAGATGACTTCTTTAGGATCCAGGGAGTACCGATCGAAGACGTCTTTGGTAGCGCTGAAGAAGCTCTTCGACCGCTGACCACGCTGCTTAGTGACGAGTCACTCAACATGTCTGTTGCCAAGCGAATGCACGATGAGGCGTCTGCAGATGCAATGATCAGGGACACTACCCGCATGAGCATTGCAATGAAGGCGTTTGGCATGTCGACAAATCAAACGACAGAGCTCGTTCGTCTCAACTACATCAACACAGGTGAAGCAGGCACAGACTACTTTAACTCCCTTACAAAGGCCGCAATATTAGCCGAGAAGTCCTATGGATACAGCAGCCAGTTGATCATAGAGGACGTCACAAAGATGTCGTCAAACTTTGAGACCTTTGGTTTCCGAACAGCAGACGACTTTGCTAAGATCTCAGCGGCAGCACATGATGCACACTTGACCATCAGCGACCTGCAAGGTGTGATGAGTAAGTTCAACACATTTGAGTCCGCAGCGAGTGCCGTGGGTCAACTCAACTCTGCATTGGGAACCAACTTTGACGCGCTTGAGTTGATGACGCTGAAGTTTGAAGATCCTGCACAGTTTATCCAGCGCTTGCGTGAAGGATTCGTCTCTGCAGGCAAGACTTTTGAGGATCTTCCTGCCACGTATCGCACGATGATCACGCAGCAGCTAGGCATCACAATGGAAGGTCTCCGAGGTGTCATGGACGGCTCAGCCAGGACACTAGATGACTTGACTTCTGCTAGAGAAAAAGCAGAGAGTGATTATCAGGCATCAGGAACGTCTGAAACGGCACGCCAGAAAGCAATGGATGAAGTCATCAAGAATCGTGTGAAGATCACCGGCGACATGATTGATAATGCTAAGTCATTCACCGCGCAGGCTGAGAGAGCTGCAAATAGATTCGCCAACACTTCCAACGCGTACATTGAACGGACAGCACAGATCGGTGACATCATCAATAAATCTGCAACTAAATTCACTGCAGATATGATTCCTAATTTTAACAAGCTGATCGAGACGTCTGCAGAGAATATGTCAGCAAT